CTTTGCGTTTGTCACTGTGCTGTCACTTGGTGTACCTATGTCTAGCGTGTTTCCTAAGACCAGAATAAAATCTATTGAGTCGCTAGATGATAAAGTACCGCTTGAGGGTAAGAATGTGATTGTAGAACCAGAAACAGAATAGGCGGTTAGGGGTTCTTGTATAACACCATTCAAAGAAACCAACATATGCAAGGCTGATTCTGGTACAAATGCCACCCCACCATTTAGAAGATTATAGGTGTTGGTGCTTGATGTTGTTATTGCATCTAGCTTGATATAGTTCCCAACTTGGGGTGATTTGCCTATATATGCCATTAGGTTTGAGCTTCCTTATGTTTTCGATAAGCCGTTTTAATCTCATTTGTGTGAAACTGTTTAACCATTGCTTTTACATCTGTACTCTCGTTTGTACTGTCTGAGTCTGGTGATACAACATGACGCTCAAAAGACCTTGATATTTCTTTACCATCTTCTTTTATGACTGTCGCTGTTCTTACTTGTATATGTTTAAAATCACCTACGACCTCTATTTTGTCTTGTATTGTTTCTTTTGTTATTGCCATTTTATCTCCTATTAATTTATAAGATATGTCATGTTTATACCAAAAAGGTGAGTTTGATCTGCGACAGTTGGATTATGCGAATACCCACTTGTGCTTCTGGCTACTATATATACAAAAGTAGCATTAGGGTCAGCACTCATAGCAAAACCATTTGTATAACCAGAAGGCATCCCTAGACCCGATGTTCCACCTAATGCACAGGAACATCTGTAATTGCTAATATTAGATACAGTAAAAGGTAATCCCCCCATAGCTATTGCACCACTTAAAGTTTCGCTTCCATTGCAATGAGCCGTACCTGAAATAGTGCAATGATTCCCCACCCTCTGATAACGCCCAACATTATTTGAACCAACAGTTTTTACTCCACCTCCAGCACCTATAATTGTGGGAGTCCATGTTCCTTCTTCATAATCATCAAGTAAAGCTGAAGCCGAACCACTCCCAGAACCACTAGCACTAGCAAAATTGATTCCGTGACCACTTGCAAAAGAAATATCTCCATCGGTCAAAGTAATCCCATTTGCTATTGTTGGACTATTTTCTATTTTTGACCCTGTAACAGCATCATCGGTAATTTTTGCTGTTGTTACGGCTGTATCTGCAATTTTTGCTGTTGTTATCTGACCATCTTGTATATCAGCACTTGTTAATAAGGCTGATGCGGGTTGTACTCCTATAAATGGCATTGTTTCCCCTTATGTTATCTCTAATATGCTAAGTGTAGCGTCTATCTTACTGGCAACACTACAATCAATCTTTAAAATATCTGTGGTTTGCAATACCACCTTACCCCCTGTGAGTAGTTCTAGGGTTGAGCCGTTTGGTATGCTTACATCTTTTGCTAGTAAAACTGTTTCGTTTGTTTCTGTGTCGCTTGTGTCGGAAACTAGCTGAACATCTACTGTAACCGCTGTTGTGTGTATATTACAAAGCAATAAGCCTATGACAACTGTGGTTGTTGAGCTTGGTACTGTGTAAAGTGTTAATGGCGTTCCCGCACTTGCGGGCATTGCTCCGTTAGTTTTTACCTTAAATGTGTTAGCCATGTTCTACTCCCTATCCTAGAGCAATCGCCAAAGGTAAAGCATTGGGGTCTGTTTCTGATATAGTACCAGTCGTTGACATTGTGCTTGCTATTGCATTGCTTGTTATATTTATTGAAAACAACTCAATATTATCTGAACCATCGTTAATCTTTACTTTTAAAAATCCACTTGTTCCATTATCGACCCATATTGTGCCTGTAGCGACTGAACTTGGTGCTGAACTTCCTATGTGTGAAGTATTCAAAGCCGTCAAAATATTATTCAATTCAGTCCGAAAAGAACTGAAACCTTGATTTGCTAAACTTACGTCTGAAACTTGTGCCATGATTTTTTATACCTTTTTCCTGTTAACTTTGCAACCCAAATCCCTTTGCGATGTAGTCAAATGTTCTATCGACTGCACCCCCGCTAGAGTTTGCAAACGCTATTGTAAACCCGCTTACTGTCTTAGAACTTATTGTAAAAACATCACCAGTAGCCATATTTTGTGCGGAAATACCTATTGCGGGTTGTTCAAAAAATGGGTTTATATATGTTACTGTTTTGCTTCCGCTTGATGTTGTCAAATTACTTTCAGCGATGGTTCTTTCTTCCATATTCAATTTAATCACAATTTGTTTTACATTACTAGACGTTTGAGCGTCATCATTTGACAACTTTAAACGAAACTTTGCAAACTTAAATTTAAATGTTGCTGATTGTGTAATATCTTGAAAGCTTGTGCAATCGGCTAGTGACGTTGTGGATGTTGCTATCTGCACTCTATGAAAAGCGTGTATTTGTTCCGTTCCATCAAAAGGTGCTTTGGCTTCATCGAATAATAACGCACCTCTACCACCATCGAATAAGTCGTAGGGGTTTTCAGCGTCAAGTGTTATTGATGGTTCTATGTTGCCATCAAATATTTGTGTAAGTGAAAGCGAATTACTAAAATTATAGAAGCCTTTTGCATCTCTGTTTGTATTATTGAAGTTTGGGTTTGACGTTGTATCTGTTCCCCCAAGTTCGAAATCCCCTTCAACACTATCAAAATTACCTACTGTATCGTCAAAATTGGTAACTGTATCTAACGATAATATTACATCACCCGATGGGTCTATCTTTACAGCAAGCGGGAATGTAGTATCCATTTGGTCTGAAGCCGTGAAAATATCGGGTGTTTCTGTGAATGTTGATATTTGTTTGTAGGCTTGTATAGCTGAAATATTGGTTGTGACTATGGTGGCTTCTGCCGATGTATTGCCGTTTTTATCTACTGCTTTGATAAGATATGAACCGACTCTGGCGGGTACTACTGCATTATCGCACTTTCTTCTAGGGCATCTAACAAGATTTGTAGAGTTTAGCCAGTTAGCACCAGTTGTAACATTTTGATAGCGTATTTCATAAAAAGATATATCCAAGTCGCTATTTGCTGAAGGTGGAGTCCATGTAAGCTTTAGATGGTCTTGACCATGCAACTCAACCCCAAAATCCTCTACATTGCTAGGCGGTTCAACACCCCCTACTATTGCCCTTGTAGTTGATATAAAGGTACTCTTAGACCCTATAGTGTTTACTGCCCTTACTCTGACTTGATAGGTTGCACCATCAATCACATTAAGGTGTTGATATTCCAGTATTTTTCCAACTGCTATTTCTCTAAATGAATCAGTTACAGCGTTCCCATCGGGGTCTAATGTCTGCTTTATTTGTACCTCATAGTTATCAACAAAAAGGTCTGTTGACGCTCCGATAGTAATTAACATTCGGGTTATTACAATCCCATCGGCATACTCTACCAGTTCATCAGCTAGTGTTATGCTTGCGGGTGGCTGTACTGAAAAGGGGTTTGGTAGTGTTGTATCGGGTATTGTTGGCACTTCCTGTTGTGTACCGAATGTGTAAAAACTATCTTGATGCTCTGAACATTGTAAACTTACTGTGTGGTCTGTATTTATTGACATTCCCTGTACTCTAAAGGGTTTTGCGGAAAAGCTAGGGGTTGCATGGGTTACATTTACTATATCCCCTATGGCTAGGTCTAAGGCTGTTGCATCCGCTCTAAGCGATATATCAAGGCTAGTTCGTGAGCGTCTAAGTATTATTTCTGCCATTTCTTGAGCTTGATATGGACTTGTAAACATAGAAAAGTCAAATCTGCCCTCTAATAAAAGACCGCCATCAGCGGTTTTCATATTTGCGTGTTGGTCTGCCGATGCTAATCCTGTTTCATCTACTGGTGGGAACTGTGCTGTGTCTGATTGATAATTTTTATCTGGATTTATAAAGTTTACAATAACCCTGTTATATCGTGAGTTCTTGTTTTTACTTTGTACTGTGATACCGCCTATTATATTGTCTTCTGTGAGCGTTATTGAAGCTGTGCCTGTGTTTTCGACCAATATATTGTATTTACCACCCGAAAAGTTTAGATACGACCTAGACCCCCTTACAAAGTTTTTGACGTTATCTATAGCTTTTACTGATGTATCAACAACCGCATGACTATCCATAAGGTCAATCTGGCTTGCACCGCTGAAAGGTGTGATATTTGTATCACATACATCTGTGGCGGTCTGCCAATCCGCAAAGTTGCTATCGAAATAACTATTCGGGATACCCATGCCAAATCTATCGTTTCTGAGATAATCTAATAGCTGTAATATTGGGTTATCCGAATATTCCCATGTTGTGCTTGTATCTGCCCTGTGGCTACCGCTACCCCCTGTAACTGTGCTATCAAGATTTGGGTTGTAAACCTTCCGACCCTTTATAATCGCTTGCACTTTAGGCAATGACCCGAACTTATCAGCGTTCCATTCAAATCTTAGAGCTAGATAGGCTAAACCTCGTAATCTGTGGTTTGAAGTCCATGAAGTAAGTGTAGATAATAGGGTTGATGCTGATTGTGAATCTGTTCCTAAATGTGCTTCTACTGTAATTAAGCTAGAGTCAGCAAAGAAGTTTGAATCCGAACTAGCTACTGTTCTTTGTGTGCCATCGGTCAATGCTCCGCTTAGAGTTACTTGATTTTCATTTACGAATAGGGTTTCTACGCTGTTTATTTCCCCTTCACTAAGAACTAAAGCCATATATAAATATTGATTATCTGTTCCCGATGTTTCTAGGAATACAACATTACCACCGACTTTTCTTGTGCCATATACAACAGGAATGGAAGCGTTTGCCCTAAATTTATTGACTAATATCCCCTGTGCTTGCTGTTCTGCAAAGTCATCCCCGAACTCTGGTATATCTGGCTGTGGTATTAGCCACCCTACAACGTCTTCTACTACGTCTACGACTACATCAACTACATCTCTTACGAAATCGCCTACATCATCAAGAAAATCGCCAATAAAACCACACATTTATGCCAATCTCCAATTACCGCCCATATTTTCGAACCCAAGTTTTTCTAATACAGCACCTATTTCAAGTTTTGTTGTGACCCCCATAACTATCGGCAAATCATCAGCCACATTTTTAACGCTATCTATAAGCGTTTTGACTAGCTTAAAATTTCTATATTGTTTCTTAATATATAGAATATTTATGTTAATTAGTTCCTGTTTGCTAAACCAATATTCTGATTTATGGAATATGCAACAGCCAATAAGTTCTTGTTGGTCTAACTCTTTCACAAGAATAATCTTGCCCTTTTGTAAAATAAAATCAATAAACGCTTTTAGTTTTGGCTTATCTACTTTGGGTAAGTCTACGTCAACTAGGTCAACTTCTTTAAAATTTATCAATAAATCAAAGACCTCTTGGAAATCTTTTTTCTCTGCTTGGTATATATGAACGCTACTCATACCCGACCCCATTTAATGTCGCTTACAGTCAAAGCGGAAAATTCCATGCCTTTGTCAGAAGAAAAAAACCTTTTTTGTGAAGTATCTGACGTTGTTCGCCCACTTTGTTTAGAAAAGTTACCCCAATGTGACGTAACAGTTAGGTTTATACTTGCTGATTTTGTCGTATCCGTAATCTTATATTCGTCTATTGTTCCATAAAACAAAAGGAATGGGTCAGCTATTAGTGCAAGGTTTGCATCTAAAAACCCCCTGTAAACAAATACATTATCGTTAATTATGTTTTCGTTAAGTGCTATGGATATATAGGTTTGGTCTACGCCAGAAAGATTAACGATTAGACTATTTTTAGAAGGTGCGTTTGTTTCGCTTACCCCTGTTATTCCTCTGAAATGTCCGTTTGCTTGGTACGTTCTTGATGTTCCAGAAACGCTTGATGTGATGTCAAAGCTTGCATTTGTTAGATATACTGGCGTTCCGAAACCTAATTCTAATAAAATAACTGGTTCAATATTTCCTGTGGCTAGTTCTGTTTTTACTGCACTTGTTAGACCTCTAGCCATTTATAAACTCTCTATTACATCGAACTCATAATTAAATAATAAGTTTCCATTCTTGTCGTTTTGCCCTGTTGCGAACTCTTGAACGTCACTCGTTAGGTGGACTGTAAAAGGTACTGAATCATAGGTAACCGCACTATTATCCGCTAGTGCTTCTCTAAGGGGGGGTTCTATTGTGACTGTTGACGCATTACTGGATGACGTTGCATCTTCAACCACCATGTAAACTTTATCGTGAGC